GCATTAGAAAGTCCAAGTCCAAATCGGAATAATCGGGTGTTCTTGATGTTATTGCCATGTGATTATTTATGTCTCTCTGTTAGGACTTGTTGGCTTCTTGAACTGAATTGAAGCAGACTCGGCAGCCGATGAAGCACCAGATGCGAGTAGAATATTAGGTGCACCATCTGAACCATCGGCTGCAATCGTACCACCCTTTAGTGACAACTTTGCCGAGGTTTGAAGGTTCATGGCGCCTGCTGCCTTGACATGAGTAGCACCGCTTGATTGTACCATAACGTCAGAGCCAGCTTTTACTGCTATCTTGCTCTTGGCACCCATAGCAATTGAATCGCCTGTAGAAGCCAAAGTGAGGCCGCCATCAGAGGACAATGTGGTAATTCCGTGCGAAGATATTTCAGACGACCCTTCCATCTTCATGGTCATATCTTTGGCTGTCATATCCATATTACCACGAATGGTTTGATTTAAATTCTTGACGGTCATATTCATATCACCATGCACGACCATATTATAATTGCCTTTGACCGTTACATCATAGTCTTTATCTACACTGAGGCTGCCTGAACCCTCTACTGTAACGTCATACGCGCCCGTGATGAGCATTCTATTTTCACCAAATACCACATTATATTGGCCATTTTGAGAAGTGAAAACGATTTTACCATCTGGTGTGAACTGCACCATAGAACCGCTGCGGTGCTGTAGTGTTACATGCTCACTGCCTTTGGTGTCGTCCATCATCAGAACATGGCCAGACCTGCTCTTTTTGATGTAATAATTAGGGTATTCACCGCCAGTTTCTCTTGCATCTGGTGGTGTTTTCCAATCTTTTGGTGTTTGACCTACTGGATTACCTGCTGGTGTATATTCTGGCATAATATTTCCTTTTAATTATCACGTAAACAGCGACATGATATTTTGACCACTCTGAACTAGGGTCGATAGTTTATTCAAATTTGTTCTGGCACCAGTGCCTGAGGCAATAACACCCTCCATCATATTCTTTGCATTTGTTTGTTTTTCAGAAGGCAATCTATCAAATAATGATGACATGACACCTGCTGAGTCGCCAAACATATTCGACAGAGTAGCACTAGGGAAACCTGCACCAGAGGTTATTAGAGTGCTAAATGCTTTTATGGCCGTTTGCATAGCCTCTGGCATCTCATTAACAATCTCACCTGTGGGCGATAAACTCATTTTCATCACACCAAATGCGGTGGGCACATCAAATGTGGCAGCGCCTAGTTTATCCATGCCAAATAGCGATGTATCGGACTGTAGCCTTTGCAGGTTACTTATGACTTCTCCCAAAGACTGATTACCTTTTAACAGATTAACAGCATTGGCCAAATAGGTCGTTGGGTCTACTTTGCCCATCGTATTGAACCCACCAGACTCACTGACCTCCATAGACTGCATCAGAGTGAACATATTCTGCACACCCTGAGATAATTCAGGAGGAAATGATGACATTAATTCATCAAATGCCGATGACGTTAGAGATGAAAGAATATTACCTACAGAAAATGAAACACCAGGCAAGGCAGACATCATACTGCCTGTTAGAATGCTACTAAAGCTCTGAGTAGCCGTAGATATATTAGTTAATTGCTTTTGTGTAATACCAGCCATTGGATAGGCTGAGCCGTGGGACTGAACACCTTTTAACAGGTCGTGCTTATGTCTTTGACCTTTTTCTTGGACTATTCGAACTCTTGCGCCGTCTTTTTGCTGTTCTTTTACATTGGGTGGAATATTCACGTTAATTTCAGTAGAAAAAGATTCTACCATTTTTCTGAGAGCGGTATTTAAATTGAGATTACCTCTCGCACCACCATCTTGTCTATTTGTTGGCAATGTACCGAGAACGATTAGAGATGTATCACCAGGCGGGCCACTCTTTAGACACACAACTGCCTGACCTGGATCTGGTACGCCATTGAATTCCGTTGCACCGCCTTGATTAGGCGGCATGACCATAGGTGAGAAAGCGAAGTCTTTTACCTGATTGCTGTGGTATTGAGGTAGATAAACACGCATCAAGCCATTCTGATTAGGGTCTGGATCACCATCATGGCCACCGCATACGATACCGCAGACAAAATTATTGTTTAATGTCGGATCAATTGGTCTTGTCATACTATTCCTTGCCCTGCTGTCTGTGCTACACACTCCATCGTGGTCGTAGAATAACCACCATTTTTAATACTGTGAACGAGATTTACGATTAAATATTTACCTGAGCCATACACCAAATCATCTGGATCTGTCGAGCCTTTTCTCTTTAGTTCGACGTTGATGATTTTACCTGCATTTAGTTCTGGGTTCCAAGGCACAGTCAATCTCAAGGCTATTTTGTCTTGTTCTAGTAGAGACATTCTGGCCTGTCTTTTCAGCAGGTATTTCTCTACTTCCATGCGGCACATGTCTTGCGCCTGCTCAGTGTTATAGTTTGTTTTTGATGTATTGTACACACCACCACCTATACCACAGCCTAGAGCCTGATTGCCAAAGAGGCTGTAGATGGCAGCCAGAGGATTAAATGTGACAAGGCTATTAATAAAGCTTCCGTTCGTATCGATACCATTTAGAATATCAGACAATAAATCAAAGTCGCACGGAAAAGAATAGGTCAGAATACTATATGGGTTGCCATAGCCTGAATTAATACCTGTTTCTGAATATACGAATGGCTTTTTATTGACTGGATTTTGAGTCGATAAGCTTGCTATTGATCTAAATTTATGAGTGCCAAAATTCTCATATGTCATGTAATGAACAAATGATGGGTCATTACCATTTGCCAGTGCTGCATTAGCCTGCTGAGTTACCACCTGAAACGGGTGAATGTTCTCAGCCGTATAATCTCTGGCAGGGAAAGATTCTTCTATGTCCAAATTCTCTGGTGGTACGCCCGCGCAAGACTGTAATATCTCTCTAACAATGGCGGATGGTGTTGTGCATGGCCATGATTTGCTGACCCTTGATCTAGCATCATTCAAGAGCGAATCATCACAGGCATGGACACGAAACTGTTCGTTGCGATTATTGACCAGCTTTCTACCATCTAGTCTGTATATTCTTTGAGCCACTTCTAATTTTGTTTGAATATCAAAATAGTCTAAAATAGGCCTTTCGATGGTAATGGCTAATATCTTATTTTTAAAGTCATCAAAGTCTTTGGGTGGTTCTTTTGCATCTGCTCCAAATGAATCGATAAAGCTATCAACCAATACCGAGGTCTGCAAACCTGGTGTTAATAGGCTTTCTGATAGTGTTACTTCACGCAGGGTTATTTCTTTCGTATTTGTTGGACTGACACCTACGAACGCAACATTTAAATTTGTTTTTATTGAGTCTACATTTGGTAGTGTTGGATCGGCCATAATTATGTCACGTTTCTAATAAATGGAAATTTTACGGTCTTCGTTAGAGCTTCGAATTCTTTTACAATCTCTGGATAAAATTCTTTCTTGATGATTCTGATATTTCTCTTGGCCTCGTTTGCCTCGAACTCATAGTCATAATAGGTCACAAAATTCTTATAGATAGTCTGAATTACAGTCTGGCCTTCGACCTGTAGGTTTTTAGCCTCATAGTCTTGTTCGAATGAAAGATTTTGATATGTGTCATAAGGCACGGCCATATTATTGTTCGTTATCTGTGCGCTATCAACCTTATATCTGAATTCAGTAGTAACTCTTGCCACCAAATTTTCTTGCTTTACCACTTTTTCGTAATGATGAATAGAATTTGCATTATTTAAATTCTGAGTCCAAGAGATAACCTGATAGTCTTCTAGAGGGCCGCCTTCGTCAGCCTCAGCCATAGGGCGATACTTATTGGCAATGTAATTCGCAAAAGCGGTAGAATTTAGAGGCCAATCAAATTGCGGGTCAATCATTTCATTTGCATACAGGATAATCCAGTGTGCTTCTGGATTACCATAGACCTTTGCCGCGAGAATTTCTGGCGTGTCACCATCACGAATAACATATTTAATATATGACGAAGAGTTAGAAAGCACCTCTTTGATCATAGCCGTACGGAAAAGAATGTTTCGTACTAACTGATAACTTGGATATCTCTTATCAGACAGACTGTAGTTCTGTAGAGGAAATAAATCGAAAAACTTTGCCATTTTTAGAACCCTTGAAGAACTCTTCTCTTGTGTAGAATTTCCACTTCTCTCATACCAAGGCTCAATCTGGCCGAAACTGGATGACCATTAGAGAATGTCGCATATGCACCAGCAGGAGCATAATCAACTTCAATTCGGTCTAGTACGCATGTATTAATTCTTGGAATATTGGTATTTTCGACGCCTTTATTGTAGAATGTGATATCGAATTCAGCAGGCGGAATAAACGTAAATCCTTGAGTGAGAGGGTCTAGCTCAGGTGAGGCATGATATCTTAGCGTCTTGATAATCGATTTCATGCTTTCTGATTCTTTTTCATTACGTGGTGCCATCAAGAATTCGAATACGAATTGTCTCAAATGCGTGCGCGAAAACATCACTTCGACGCGAGGGTTAATTGGGAAACCAGCAAGTCTAGATATGTCGCCTGCCGCTGCACCTGTTTGATCGATGATAGTGGCCAGTCTTGTACCTCTAGCCCAAGATTGTGTAGCCACACCTGCTGCTGTTGTCGCCAACTGACCGCCAAGAGCCGTCAAGCTTATTTCTTGATATTCATTCTGTGAGTTGAATACCACAGGATTTGGCATGAATAGTGCAATGGACTCTTTTATTCTTCTAGTGAATCTCGGAATTGATAGAGGTTCTCTTTGAGTAGCTTCACCGCCAAAAAATGGATTTGGGTTTGAACTAGAGATAGGAGCTGCGTTGCCAAATCTTAGAGCATCTACCTTGGAAGATTGATTAGGTAGAAGAGTTTGAGAACCTACGTATGCAGTTCTTTGTGTGTTTTGATTGGTGGCCAGAACAGGAACATTAATGTTTATTACCATGTAATGTCCATGATATTCGTTTGTTAGATCATCAGGAAATACTCTGTATCTAAAATCGTATTCAGACTGGCTCAGTGTGTCGTCATTTGCGACAAAACCATCACCAAGTGTTCCAGCAATGAAAGTGGCACCTCTACCAAGAAACTCGAATGTTGCTAGAGATGTCTGTCCCAAAACACTATCGGGATTTACTGATAATACCATTACCTGCTCCTAAAACAAAGGTAAATTCTCACCAAAAAATCCGAAGAAATACAGAGGTGATCCCACGAACATCATTTATCGTTCGTTATGGGAACTTCGAGTCATGAAATATTTAGATGAAAATAATGCCATTTTGGAGTGGAGTTCAGAAGAATTAGCCATACCATATAAGTGCCCTACAGATAATAGATGGCACAGGTATTTCCCTGACTTTGTGGTCAAGGCCAGAAGACCAGATGGTAATATTCAGACTATGATGTTGGAAGTAAAGCCAAAGAAAGAGACAATAGAACCTAAGAAAAAGAAGAGAGTAACCAAACAATATATCACTGAGGTTACTACATGGGGTAAGAATCAGGCTAAGTGGAAGGCAGCTACTGAATACTGTGAGGAGAGGTTATGGGAGTTCAAGCTTCTTACTGAGGATCATCTAGGTATCAAGTAAAGGTATTCATTTCATACAGGACATAGCCAATATAATAGCTTGTCAAGTGTTTGTCAAGTGAAATAAATAGAGTTATGGCAAAATATTCAAAAAACGAATTACAGACATGGTTTATGGGTAAAGCATCTTCGGCTGCTGGTTACCGCAAAAAGATCATGGCTAATCAAGATCGCAAGAGAGAAAACACCACTATCGGTAGAATGTATTTCTTCTGGTACGATCCAAAGCACAAAGACAAATTACCCATTTACGATAGATTTCCACTCGTATTTCCCATAGAGAGATATCCAGACGGCTTTCTAGGCCTCAATATGCATTACCTGTCATTCAAAGAAAGATCGGCCTTGCTTGGTGCTTTGATGAAACATCGCAGCAATGCTAAAATGGATGAAACGACCAAGCTTAGAATAACTTATGATATATTGGCTAGTTCGAAGAGCTTGGCGTCAGCCTCAAGGCCTTGTATAAAACGATATCTTTACACACAAGTCAGATCACAATTTGTGGAGATAACAGCAGATGAATGGGACAAAGCATTAGAATTGCCTGTAGCAGTATGGGTTTCACAAGGATAAAATAAATGGCTAGTTTTCCTATCAATAATCCACCAACAAATCTTAAGATGTCGGACTTCTACGCACAGTCCAGTATGTATGGAAGTTTTGCAAAGTCTGCTAGGTTTGCCATTCGTATTTTACCTAGCGGATCAAACTCTCTTCTTCTACAGAGAGGTTACGGCGATTTTATGAGAAACTTTACATACCTGTGCGAATCTGCTGAATTGCCTGGTCGTGGTCTTCTTAGCTATGAATTGAGATATTATGGGCCTACATTGAAGGTGCCATATCAGTCTGAATATCAGGAAGCCACCATGACATTTCTGTGTCGTGCTGAATCATTCGAAAGGCAGTTCTTTGATGATTGGATGGAAATAATTAATCCAACAAGCACATACGATTTCAACTATAAAGATTCGTTTAAATGCGAAATTCAGATGTTTCAGTTTAGCGAATCAGGAAGAAGAACAGAGACCGAGTCAAATAGAGAGACGCCAGCGCCATCTCCAACATCTTCGCAGTTCACAGAACCCGCCGCTACATATGCATGGACATTACATGATGCTTACCCTATTCTTGTGAATCCTCAGCCAGTAACATGGGCTGACGATAACTTTCAAAGACTATCAATAGCTTTTACGTATACGAAATGGACTAGAAAGAATAGAGACGCCGAGTCTAGAAGATTTAGACTTGTCAATGGTGCCTTGGTCATCGGTGATGATGCGTCCAATAGTATTGGAGTAAGTTCTGATGGTGGCGGCCCAATCAGAAGTGGGCCTAGATAATTATTAGGAGAATAATATGACTTTACCGAAGATTGATGTGCCAACATATGATGTGATAGTACCATCCACTGGCAAAGAAATACAGATCAGGCCATTTCTGGTCAAAGAAGAAAAGCTGCTGTTGATGGCAGTTGAGTCGAAAGATAATGAGAACATCATCAAGACAACGAAGCATGTGATCAATAATTGCATTGTTTCAGGTAAGTTAGACCTAGAAAAAATTCCATTCTTTGATGTTGACTATCTGTTTATAGCCTTAAGAGCTAAATCGGTTGGCGAAAAGATTGAGGTCAGTTACAAGTGCAATAACCTTGTAGAAGGCCAGATTTGCAATGGCGTATTCAATGTGGATGTAGACATTGCTAAATGTAAAATACAAGAGAAAGAAGGCATCAAAGACCTGATAAAGCTAAGTGGCACTCTTTCTGTCAAGATGAAATATCCATCATATAGCATTATGAAGCTGATCAGTGGTAATGAAAATGTGATAGAAAAGAAAATAAGAGTGATGATCAATAGTGTAGACAAGATTATCAACGGAGACAAAGTTTACACAACGAAAGACTTCACAAAAGAAGAGCTTCGCGGCTTCATTGAAGGTCTGACAAACGAACAGTATAAGAAACTAGAAGAATTCATAGATAACTTTCCAGAATTCTACATTGAGGCCAAAGGTGTATGCGGAAAGTGTGGCAGCAATCATGATGTGAGGTATACAGATTTCACCCGTTTTTTTCAATGATGTTTAATTATGATAACTTGATGAATCATTACAAGACCAACTTTGCTCTAATGCAGCATCACAAGTATAGTCTTTTTGAATTAGAAAGCATGATACCTTGGGAGAGATTCATTTACGTGGACTTACTCAAGGCTTATCTCAAAGAACAAGAAGAAAAGATAAAAGACCAAATGTCTGCAACTAGAAAAACACAGAGACGATAATGGCATTCAATCTAGAAAATATGTCGGTCAATTATAAGAGCCTCTTGAGTGTTGTGCCTACACAAAGAGCACAACTAGCATCAAGCGGTGCATTAGATGACCTAATCTCAGCTTTAACACCAGGCCAGATGGTTAATCTGTTTCCTCGCTATTACAGGCAGCAATTGCCGGATGTGGGGCGGATCAATCAACTTGGGCCTTCACTAGGTGGTGCATTGTCTGGCGGCACGACTTACAGACCTTCAGTTGACGGTACAGCACAGCCTTATACTCCTGGCCCGCAAGTCAAAAAGACAATGACGCCAGAAGATAAAGCGGTGCAAGAAATATTTCAGAAAGCATTTCCTGGTCAAGTTGGCTTTGGAGAAACATCGGCACTGACTGATGCTAGAGGAAAAGTTATCAGCACGGCTTCTGTTGATATGTCACCACAAGAAAGAGCATTGTTGGATACTATCGCCTATGGTGAGAGCCCAGATTACAATACGATAGCAGGCGGATCTAAGTTTGAGGGTTTCGCTGATCATCCAAGGGTCTTTGGTAGTTTAGGAACAACAGCAGCAGGTAGATATCAGTTCGTTAAGGGTACATGGGATGGTGTTGTAAAAGAATACAACAAAATGAATCCTGATAATCCTATCACAGACTTTAGTCCGCAAAATCAAGATAAAGCCGCTTTACATCTTGCTCAACGCGACTACAAATCAAGAACAGGTAGAGACCTTAAAGCTGACTTAGATAGCCCTCCTGCAAATTTTGGTGAATTGCTGAAATATGGTCTTGGAGGTTCTGGTAATAATACGACTTGGCAAGCTTTTCAGAAAATGACAGAGAAAGATATACAAGGTCTATTCGAGTCAAACTATGAAAAGAACATTGGTTATGTCAAAGATATGGAATCGGCCGCTCAACAGGTCCTAACCAAGTTTGACCCAAGCATGATAGATCAGCTTGATAAGAGATTGCAGACTTGGTATGAAAATGCCAGTGAGATACAAAAGAAGAAGTTCGAAGGCGCAATCGAAAAGCTTGGTGTCGATCTATTCAATGAAACCATGCAGAAGCAACCTGTAACGACAGCAACTTTGGCAGCCGCTGCATCTTTAGAACCAGGAGAAAGCCGAGTAACTGAATCGCAAGAGGGTGCTAACAGAAAGCTAGCATTAAAACCAGAACTAAGAAATGCTCTTGAGTATGCTGCTGAGAAAAGCGGCATCTACATTGATACCTTCTCAGGTGGTCAAACAGATGAAATCCGCCGAAATATGGGCAAAAGAACCACAAGACATAGTGTAGATATTGAAGGCATACCTGGTGCGGCTGATATTATTGCATACATAAAAGACAAGAACGATAAATTCATACCTCTAGATGTAACCAACCCACAACATGCGCCGTACATCGAATCGTTCACTGAAAACGTTTCTAGAGTTATTCCAGATGCTGGCATTGGCGTGAACTACATGGAAACGGCAGGCAGAGTAGACCCTACAAAAATTCACGTTGGTGGCCCAAACAAGCCTGGTGATCCGCCTGCTGTTTGGGGAAATATGCCAGATTATGTCAGAGAAGCACATGCTAGAGGTGTTGCAGCCAGAGCCGAAGATCAAAGAAGAGGTGTTGACGTTCTGAAAGAATGGCAGATAGAAAAGAAAAAGAAACTTGAAGAAGCCATAAAGGCTGATGCAGAAGCTAGAGCGCAAGCAGATCCTGCCGCCGCTGAACAGAACAGAATGGAAATTGAAACAGGTGGGCCTGTACCATCATTCAAAGATGGTGGTCAATTTGATGTGCCGCCAGGAGAAAACATTACAGGTATTGATGATGCGGGTAATGTCAAGTTCTATGCAAGAGAAACCGAAAGCATCAAGATTGATCCTTCAGGTCTAGAGAATGTTCAGCCTATTCCTGACTCACAGACATACAAAGAAGAGCCTAAGAAGCTGGAACGACCAGCAGCTATGAGTAATATACCTCAGCCTGTTCCTCAGTATATGGATAATCCTCAAATGTTCCAAGATACCGTAGACGGATATGCTGCCATACCTCCATCTCAGATAAGAGCGGCCAATAGAGCTAAGTTGTACGGTGAAACAAGCACGGGCTTAGTAAACGGCCATTTCGCATAAAAAAAAAAGGGGAGCCGAAGCTCCCCTAGTCTTTAGTCTGCAAGAGACTTGAAGTAATCTAAATCCTCATCTTCATTGTCAGTCCAGGGCGGCGTGTCTTCAACAGACTTACGCGGCTTTGGAGCATCAAACGTAGGCTTCTGAGTAACCGAATCTGTGATCTGATTATTTACAGCAGCACTAGCCGGTGCAGTCTCGCCAAGAACCTCTTCAAGGCGAAGCTTGAGTGCTTCATAGGTCTTGAAGTTCTTTGGATCAAGAATCTCCTTCAGAGAGTATTCAGACTTCCAAATCTTCTCAAGCTTGTCATCATCATTAGACAATGCACTCGGCGCATCAAAGCCTGACTGGTCATAGTTGACATAGCCAGCAACCATGCGGCAGCGAAGCTTGAAGTTAGCGCCGTTCCAGAGGTCGAACGGATTGAGAGGCATATCGCCCTCATACTCAGGATTCATGGCCAGAGTAAGCTTGTCAAAAATCTTCTTGCCGAACTTGAACAAGAAGACCTTGCCTTCGTTAGAAGGGTTAGCAGGATCTTTCACGACATAGATGTTGGTAACGTAGTGCAGACGGCGCTTCTGGTCGCGCGCCTGCTTGCGCTGCCAAGAGTTGTCATCACTAGATGCATTCCAGAGAGAAGAGTTAAGCTCAGAAACGGGATCCTTCTGGCCGATAGAGGTAAGAGAGTTTTCGATGTACCACTTACCAGTCGGGCCCTTGAAGCC